CTGCATGTTACCTATCAATCCCATTGGTGAGAAACCATGAGGACCAAAGGAATCTAAACCAAATAACTGAGACAAACCTGGTACGTTAGCAACACCAGGTATCATACCAATGAGTCCACCTACGGCTGGGAACTTTTTCATGAACCCACCGAACTTATTAAGCATTCCTGATACACCTTCTGGTAATATTGATCCAAGACCGCCCATCAATCCACCTAATGCTCCACCAATACCTCCCTGCATAAACCCACCTAATGCTTTACCAAATGGATTATTAGACATGAAGTTACCAAACTTATCTGCAACACCACCAAAAGTACCAGGGAACATACCACCTAGAGCACCGATACCACCAGTAATTGCACCAAATATATCACCAGATGCAGCAGCACCTATAGCACGAACAGCACCTATAAATGGTGCAGCAGGAGGAAATACTATTGGAACAATAGTTCCTAAAATACTACCGATAGGTGAACTAACTACACTTTTTACAACGTTAGTAACACCTTTAACTACACCACTAATTGCTTTAGTAACACCTCTGAATATCCTACCAAAGAAGAACTGCTTGGTGTTTAGTCGAGGTAACCTTCTTAATAATTTACCACCAGTTTCAAAACCAAATGGATTCCACCAAGCCTTTTTCTTCTTTGCTGTATCTGTCTTCTTAGATCCAATACCAAAGGCACCCTCTGGCATTGTGTCTCCATATCTTTCGTTGTCTGACTCTACACCTTTATATTCTTCCTCAGGTACAAAAGGTTTTGTCTTATAGGAAGATCCAAAATCTATACCCTCTAATGGGTTATGTTTCTTACCATGCTTTCTTCATATGGACTTACATATTCTTTCTTCTTTTCTTTAGGAGTGATACTAAATGATCCTTCTGGGAATGTATCACCATACCTTTCGTTGTCTGTTTCTACACCTTTGTATTCACTTTGCGGAACAAAAGGAGTAAATTTATAGTCAAGGAAAGGATTTATATTTTTCTTTTGTATTGCATTGACCTGTCCAATAGGAGTTGTTACACCATCCTTTTTATAACCAATTATTCTACCGCGTCTATTCTTTATAGGAACTCCTCTACTATCACCCTCAGCTTCCGAACCAGTAGTTTCTCCTGATGTACCAGCAAGATTACCTTCACCATCAGTGCCATCACCTGCGACACCATCCATTTTCTTACCAGTTTCAACCTTACCTGTTCCTGTATCTCCTGCTTCTGGGAAGAATGATTTGTGTAGTAATGGGAATGTGTTACCAGTAAGGTTTGCCATCCAGAAGACGTTGGGTATTTCTTTACCCATCATCATGCCAAACGGACCAAGCATAGCCTTCATGGCTACCTTAGCACCTGCCCAGATCTTATTTCTAAATGGTGTTAACTTAGGGATCCATTTAGGAGGATCTTTAGGGAAGTCTGGTATCTTAAACTTAGGAATACCTTTATAGAATCTTGTCCATCCACTCTTTATCCAACTCAACATCTTGGTGAACTGTCTGAACAGACCCATCATGTCATCTTTTAACTTCTGACCTGCTGCCTTCCATCCACCACCTTTGAATCCAATGTATAATAACTCACCAACATATTCACCACCCATCATACCTATGAGTGATCCTATACCTGGTACTGGTATGAATGTACCTAATGCTCCACCGACAGCTGAACCCAGTGTTTTAAATATTACTTTGTCCCAAGGATCACCATTTAGTATAGAAAATACAGCTGTTAAAAGTGAACCAAAGATAGGTATCCTACCAAAGGTATTCTTAAATGCATTACTAAGAAGTTTTACATTATTTTTTCCAAGAAACTTTAAAGCACCACGACCAAACCCTCTGTTCAATCCTTTGCTTAAGATTTTACCTTTAGGTGCAGTGGTAGGTGAGAGACCTGATGTCTTAGGTGGCGGCTTAAATGCAGATGGATTTTTATTTGCTAATCTTTGTACTCTTTTAAGTGCTTGCTCTCTACTTAATCCGTTCTTAAGTGCGTCACGATATACTTTCTCACCATTCTTACCAAACTTTTTAAAGATAGGATTGTTACCTGTCTTTACTTTCTTACTAAAATCCTTGACTCTACTGTTGACTCTACTATTACTATTAGATGTGTTCTTATTGTTAGTACGAGATTGTCTGTTTGGATTATAAAAATCCAGATTCAACATGCGAAGGATAGAATCCATCAATCCAAATGGATTTAACAACGCTTGTAGTCCTACTATCCCTAGTAGTAATGTTCCTAAACCTTTTAACCTACCCCAAAAACTATTGTTACCATCAACTAATGCAGAGAATCCATCTAGTATTTTGGTTACACTACCCTTTGCAAATCCATATAACTTCTTGACTACAAAACTTAATTTCTTTAAGAAGACTGCTATCTTTTTTATCTCTCCTGCATCTGACATCCATGTTAGGAGACCTTTTATAGCAAGTAGATTTACAAGACCTGCAACAAATTGCATTGCAGATAGTAATAGTCCCTGTACACCACCAAAGAGTGCCTTACCAAAACTTACAAGAGCACTCTCCTTTGGTTTCTTTATCTGTGATTTCTTTATCTTACCAATACCTTTCCCCTTTAAGGCATTCTGTCTTTCAAACTCGTCTTCATTTCTTTGATCCCTTTCACGTTGTAATCTACGACGCTCAGTTACCTCCCTCATCTTATCAACTTTGATAGATGCAAGAGATATCTCATGAAGATCTTTTACTACAACACCAATACTATTGACAGTCTTCCCAAGACGATTGACCGCTAAAAGATTAGTCCTAGGACCGTTAGAAGCAAGAGTCTTCTTACCACTTCCGCTAGGATTAACTAATTTGTAAGGGTCTATTTTTGGGTTAGCCACTTGCTTGTTGAGCTGCTTGTTGATCCTTCATTCGTTTCTCTTCTTCTCTTAAGAAGTCGATTAACATTGTGACATAGATTTCCTTCTCCCAAGGCATAAGGTTTTCAATGTGTTCTATATGCCATTTGTGATGATGTATTAATGCAAAGTTAGTATCATAATACTGTCTCAGTGTATTATGGAGAAGGGCTATCCGAAAAAAGATGCTAGACCTTCTAGTGTAACGTCGCTCACTACTTTAGTGTTTGGGTTAGTAACCTTAAGTGTGTGAGTTAACTTAGGCATTGTCTCAAAGAATTGTTGAACATCTTTAAACTGAGCTGAACTCATTGAGTCTAAAAATTCTAACACTTCTTTATGAGGCATGTTCTTACAGTCATGTACTTCTTCTGGTGTGGTGACACTCTTCACACAACTTGCTGCCATCTCAAAGATTTGATCTACATCTTGACCGTCATTAACGAAGTTTGCTTTAACAAATGTATCAAGACTTGGGTAGTCCATAGTAATTAAGATCTCATCTGATATCTTAATCTCTCTGCTATGACCTTTAGTCTTCTTAACTTTGATAGAATCAAGAGGGATCTTAACTTCTACCTGTGTTTCATTATCATCAGGGCAGGTCACACCTACATCTACACTCTCACCAACAGACTTGGTTCTGATCTGTAAGAATACAAATTCAATATCAAATGTTGGTAGTGCTTCTACGTCTTTAATATCAGTGCAAGCTGCAATGATATCTTTGATAGCATTCACAATACTATCTTGGTTGCCAGTTTCAGTAGCAATTAATAGAACTTTCTCTTCCTTGACAAGGAATGGTCTATAGTTTACAACTCTACCGTCAGACGGTAGTTTCATTTTAAATTTTGGGGTTACTAAGGTCGGTAATGCCATAATAATTTCAATTCAGTACAATTATTTAGGGAGGTTCTAGAAGTTATATGTGATCCACTTAGATCTATCCTTTACTGTTCTAACAGATGCCTTTCTAGGATCGTGTTGATGATCACCAGGAATATGTGCTTCATGAGTTCCCCAGTCGGTATACGATGGAACATAGTATCTATATCGTTCAAAATAAAATCCTACAGTCAGTGTATTAACTCTTGACTCCATGTTATTCAACTGAGTTGAACCTAGATTAAATGGGAACACCTGTCTCAGTTCCCACATAGCAACGATACGATTTCGTTGTGGCATTCCAAGCCATCCCTGTCCAGTTCCACATTTCTTTACGTATGATGCCCACCTATCTTTATCAAAAATACTAAGTATATTTCCTCCTCCTCTCTCCCATTTGAATATCCTTACTACAGGTGCACAATAATTATCATAGAAATCTACATATTGATCTGCATCATTCCTTGTGAATGCCATCCATCTTTCAAAAAGTGTTCTTGTCTTATGGTTAGCTGGAACCTTGAATGTCATACTTACTTGACTGAAGTTAGTACCAGTAATATATCTGTGCGGTGAACCCATTGTAACTAATTGTCCAGTCGCCATCTGTTTACTAGGTAAACTTACGCTATCACAATAGTAATCTAATAAGAATGCCTCATCATTATTACTTAAAGACCAACCTGGTTGACTACCAAACATGGAGGGTGTAAGAAAATGCACCGAGTACATGTTAGTGTAACTAGGATTGTTCTGTAGTTTTCTAGAGAACGCAAGGAACTCTTGGAAAGAACTATCTCTAGCATCTTGTTGATTAGGAACTGATCCTCCAAACAAATTATACTTGGAGTTAAATGCTGCAGCATAATCTTGCAGTGTCTGATCAAATGCAGGACCTATTGAGTTGAATAAGTTTGAAGTAACTGATGATATTAATTTACCAAACATTATACTTTAAGCTCCTTTTCTGTGATTAACATGAACTCCCATCCACGATCTTTACAATATTCTTTAGCTGCTTCCCACTTTGCTTGATTAATAGCATAGGTAACAACCTCTGTGATATATGCTTTAGTTTGTCTCTTTTGTTTCTTAGGTTGTTTAGTCTGTCTTAGAGGTTTAACCTCAACCATATACTTCTTGCGTCCTATTTTTACATAGAAATCAGGAAAGTATCTGTGCCGACGACCATCAGCAGGAGAGATGTATGGAATAACTATCTCTTCACTACCCCATTCAGTAACAGAAGATGACCTATCACACCAAACCATGAACTTATACTCCCACGAAGACCTATAAATAATGTTATGATAATCACCTTTGTACTTTCGTGGAAAGGTAGGACGGTATTTTCCTTGATACCTCATAAATAATACATGTATCAAAGACTATTTAGGTAGAAAGTTGGCTGTTTACAGATATCCATATAGATTACCCGCTACAAGATCACAATCTGGTGGTAAGGCAGCTGATATGCCTACTGATGCTACTGATTATTTGATGATAAGACGCGAGAGATATAAGTACGATGACCAATCAGTCCCTGCTTTCTATGACAGGCGTACACCAGGTAATCAACAAACTATAATTGCACACCCTGACAGGTGTTACATTGCTATACCTCCACAAATTACTACACAATATGCACCTGCATATAGGAGAGCAGACGTTGGTGTGTCTGGTGTTGCAGCAATGGGACTACTAGGTGATGGTAAAGACTTTACTGCAATGGCAGGAACATTACAAGACGCTGCAGCTGCTGCACTACCTGAGTTCTCTACTGGTGCTATCCTTTCTATGATCAATGGATTCAACCAGTTCATAGGTTTACAAGGTCAGTTAGATATTAATACTATACAATCACTACAGAGTGGTAAGATATTCAACCCATATAGTGAACAGATATTCCAAGGTATGAGTTTTAGAACTCATAACTTTGCTTTTAAATTCTTAGCACGAAATGCTAGAGAGTCACAAGAAATTAAAAGTATCATAGATTATATTAAGATAGGTTCAGTCCCTAAGATAGCAGCAGGTGATTACAATAAGAAATTTATCAACAAGAACAAGAAGTTCTCAGCGTATGGTAAGGATAAAGAAAGAGATAAAATGACCTTCGATCAGGACTGGTTTAAAACAGATGCTTTCAGTGGTGATTCTGGATACGCATATCAAAATAGATTCTTCGAGGTTCCAGATAGATATCAGTTAAGGTTTGTTCGTTTCGGAACTAACGTTAGTGATCTTGGTAAACTTGAACCTTCACAACGAAGAGATCTAATGTTTAAAATTTATCCTTCTGTTTGTACAGGTATCAATGTAAACTATACACCAGACAATCAATACGTAGCACTTAAAAATCCAACAGAAGAAACTACTGATGTCCCTGCGATAGTTATGACTATAACATTCACAGAGACTAGGTTACTCACACAGCAAGACGTTGCAGCAGGTTACTAATGGCATTCTTTTCTTATCTCCCAAATGTATATGTAGGTGAAGGCATCAAAGATGATGAGGACTTCAAGTATCGCCTTGTCAAAAATATATTCCGAAGAGCAAAGACTAGAGCAGACTTAGATCAGTATGTAACTTTACTCGAAGCATATGAGGTAGGAGAAGATGAGTCTCCTGCTAATGTAGCACTAGCATTTTTTAATGATCCATTCTTAGACTGGATGATCTTAATGGTTAATAATATTACTGATGTATATGAACAGTGGCCAAAGAACATCAATGATCTACAAGAATATACAAGAAGAAAGTATAATAATCCAGATGCTATACATCATTACGAGACAGTCAGAGCAGAATTTAATGGAGAGACATTCTTAGAGCAAGGTATACAAGTTAATGACACATGGAGAACTGTATTACCAGACGGTACTACACTAGGAGAAACTCAATCAATCTATCCAGTGACAAACTATGAGTATGAAGACTATCTAAATGAACAGAAACGTATCATAAAATTACCTACACCACCTGTAATAGAACTAATACTAGCAGAGTTTGAAGATGTAATTGCTTATGAACCTCACTCAGAACTAGATCAGAAAGGTAATAAGAAGAGTTCATTAAATATGTCATCTCGTTTCCTTAATACTGCAGGTATTTCTGCTGCTAGTAAGTCTAGAGATGAGGGTATAGGTTATGTTACATCATATGATAACGGACCTGGTAGTGCCACAGTCCAGGTAGGAGCCGCACAGACTACAACAGAAACTACTGCTCCAGTAACATCAGTAACACCAGACGCTGGTACAAGTAATACTACAGTAGCAGGAACCGCTACTGCTGCAGAGTCATCAACAACTTCAACTACAACTTCTTCTAGTTCAACTTCTAGTTCTTCTAGTTCAAGTAGTTCTAGTTCAAGTAGTAGCAGTAGTAGTTCTGGATCCTCATCTTCTGGATCATCAGGAGGATACGGAGGAGGATACTAAAAAACCCTACACGCGAAAAATTCTGGCGAATTTTTTTTCGGGTATAGGGGAATTAAAAGATGGATTTCATTTAGTCACGTTGTCTCCAGTCATCTGATCTGTCATTCTTAAACCAGTCTG